AAGGGATCTACTTTTGAGATTTTCTTCATTGTATGTGAGGGTTATAAAACAATTTTTTTCGTGCAACTGGGCTTCGTGCATACAACGTATAGCCCATTGACGAGATTTTTCAAGCCTGCAGCCAACGCATTGTCCGCAGGGTAATTGGATTTTATTTGAATCGGGGCATTCCTTAAACGAAATTTCGTTTTTTAGTTTGCCTCCGATCATATACGGCATTAAATATGCCGTTAGTGGGTCATAACAAGCCATGTGAGGTGGCGTGGAGGTTTATTAGAGCCTCCACCCTCCGCGATGCGGTGCAGACTGCATATTTGGAGATTTTGTTTTCATTGTATTACGACGAAAAGATTTGGCACTTTTTCGCTTATTTACTGATGATCTACGCATTTTTTCAGTCCTTGTTTATCAAATTTTTGGGGTACTGGTGTCACCTAGCACAGTTACATCTAGTGGAGTAACTGTGCTTCCCTCGATTTCTTGCGAAATCGAGGGGTTTACGAGGCCGAGCTTTACAGCTTCGTCTCGATTATTCTCATCGCTTAAAAAGTCGATGAGATTTGCTGGTTCATTATCAAACCTAGCTCGAATTTGCGCTGGCAAGGCGTCAAATTCATCTTCTGCTGCCATAACTGCGTTTAAAGCAGAGTGGTAATCGGTTACGCCCGAAAAATCGCCATAGCGGGGCGATACGGGGCTTGTAGGTAATAACCCTGTAATGTTAAATTGCTCAAGAATATAGTTAATATTCGTTTCGTCAGCAAGGTGCTGCTGAGTCAGAGTCGCATCCTCACAATGCAACCCCGACTCATTAGACGCAGCATCTGTGTCATAGCCATAAGGTTGGCGTATAAATACTTTCTTCATTTAAAAACTCCCGTTTTTGTTTGATATTGATTCCATGCGTTATGTAGCATATTCTTTACATCTTGGTATATTGGTTTTTGACTGGACGGAGCGCTACCCTCTTTAGCCAGTCGTGTTAATTGATTTGTATAGCCTGTTTGAGAGCCTAAATATCGTGTTTGAGCACCAGCTTGTATTTCTAATGCAGCTTGTAATGCACTGCTTGATCTTAACTGGGCAATCTGAGAATCCCGAAGCTCACCAAATTTCCCGTAGCCTGGCATTTGAGCTAGTTCTCTAGCGGTTTGAGCTCTTGCATAAGCTGCATTATCAACAGATAACTTAGCATCAGCGTGTGCCTTATCTGCTAGCTCTTGTGTATAAATATTCTGCGTTTGCATATTCTGATACTGAGCTACTGCCATAGCAGCTTCCCTTGCAGAATTGCCTGCTTGTCCTAAGGGGTTTCCCATTGGTGCAGCAGCTCCAGATGGTGTGCCTGCTCCGCCTTGTGTATAAGCTAGCATAGGATTAAGTCCCGCAGCCTTTAAGTCTGCTACTGCTGTTTGATACTGTGTAGCTCTCATTCGTTCCTGAAAGTCCATTTGACTAGCAGCTTGCTCCGCGCTAGCTGCATTTTGTTGCTGACCTCCAATTAAAGATGAGGCAGCACCAATGCCAGCTCCTATTATGGAGCTGACTGGATTTAATGCTGTTGTTATACCTTTAACAGCGTTGCTAATCGCGCTTAACATTAAAAATGATCAATCAGTCCAGGTACTGAATACATTGGCATTGGTCTCGCTTTTTTAACATCAAAAAAGCTATCAAAAATAATTTGTTGTCCGTTTGCTTGAGCTCCCACAGCAAGCACACGGCTTACTGGTGGGGTCTCTTGAATGAACGTTGTGTTTAATGTTGGCAATGTCGTAAATCGCTGGGCTAAATGCCATCCGTCGATTGTTCCTGCTGCCGTAGAACGGAACAGCGAGGAAATACGGCTTGGCATATAACGGTATTCTGCCCAGCGTTCTTGATAACCGAACACTGCTGTATCGTTTGCGTCGCCCCGTACATAGATTTCTTCGTTTAATACTGCTTGCTCTCCCAGCGTTGCAAATGCTGGGAAATAGAAATCGTAACGGGTTGATCGATTCCACATTCTGTGGAGTCCTTGTTGATATGTAAGGTCTGCTCTTACGCAAACCATTCCAATAAGTACGCCATGTTCAGTACTTGAATAAGTAAATCCATGATTACTAGCCAAACCAGTACCCATAGCACCAAGTGTACCGAGAGGGGTAGTTTGTCCAGTTTGTCCTGTACCCGATGTTTGAGCAATCGGGTTAATGTTAATTTGTGTTGATCCGCCTCCGATATATTCGGGGCGTTGTAGTCTCGCGTCTGGACTTTGGACACCAAAGTGTGCGCGGATAATTTCTGTATATCGTGTTCCACCACGTGCATCACGTTCCAATAATTTTTGAATTTGAAATGATGTTCGCAACTGATTAATAGTTGCTGATGTTGCTTGTGATAAATCTGCGAATAAACCAGTATTTGTACCAAATCTAACGGCTGTATTTGCTAGTGCTGGAACGGTATAAATACGTTCTGTTGCTGTTGTATATGTTGCGTTACCTTGCGTAACGCCACCTGTATCGGTGAATTGTATTGTTGTGTTATTGCTCTTTACTGGAGCTGATGTACCTAATGGTAACGAGACGGCTGTTCCCTTTTGCGGGAAGGGTAAAGCAGACGTGAAATAGTCCTTTCGTTTTCCACGTCTAAGTAATGTGTAGTTACTCACGGTATCTGGACCGTCTCCTGTATCTACCGTAACTGAATTTTGTAAATTCTCGTCTCTAAACCATTGGTTCCATATTAAGTTGTATGCCCTTGGCCAAAAGGCACAATGGCTTACGGTGCCACCAGCTTGTACTTGTCCGACAGTTGGTAAACCCATGTAATCTTGTAGGCTGCCAATCGCATAACCTCCTGCTGGGCATACTTGCTGCGGTACTACGAACGATATTGAGTCGTTAGGATTTGTTTGTTCACCCATGAATTTTTGCCAGTTTGACCATAACAAACGATTGGGAACAAAAAAGAAGAATGAATCCAAATGCATGTTATCCATGATTGGATATAGTGGTGTTGACAGTCGTGCAAACGCTGTCATGTTTAATCGAAATGTATCTCCTGGGAGCATTTCGTCTACATATACTGGTACGAGAAAACCAGCATCGAATGTAGTTTTATGTGTTGATTGACAGTCAAATGATGATCGCGGTATATCCGCTTTTGGAATCATTGTGAACTTATGAACGTCTACACTCTTATTACGATGCATGGTTTTTTGTCCTGTGTTATTGCGTGAGAAAAAGGGGTTTCCCCCTTTTTACTCTACGCTTAGTTTTCTTTATGTATTTTTACTTGTTTACCTAGTGATACTAATTTTGGTTGGTCATGAACTTGAATCATGCCCGTATTGTCATCGAATTCACCTAATTCAAATAGATCGAAATCGTCTGAGTGATTGAATAATTGATTATCTTCCGCGTTGCGGTTTACTTCGTCGCTAAAGCTCCTGATCGCTTCACCAATGCTTCTTACAAACATTGGTCTGCCGAATGCGTCGGCTGCGCGATCTTTTACTGAACATAATGTGAGTTTCATGTTTTTTCCTAAGTGAGGGTTCTTTTTAATAATCGAAGTTTTGCCTTTGTTACTTGCTCTTTTACAGCAAGTCGGTCTAGGGTGTTGTCTTCGTGTCTAAGTTTAGCGGCTTTTTCACGTTTGTGGGATATTTCTTCGTATTCGAAGGGATAGTCTATTTCTTGAATTTTGTCATAATACCTTGGTGGTTTTGTTTTTTTGCCGTTGATTACCACGTAATCATTAGGGTACACGTCGGAACGGTACCTTTTTATCCACTCAGCTCCTATCCCAGGCTTTAAACTCATGCGATTATATTCAGGCTTAAGCTTAATCAGCTCTCCTGTGGAAAGGTCGCAATATGTGTAGTGATGTTCTCTTGTAATGTGTTTGCTGGGGTTATTTCTATCCATTTCTCCGTTGTACTTTTGCATAATATATCGAGCAATATATGCAGCTGACTCGAACGTAACGTCTCCAATGGAGGAATAACCATATGGCCAGAGCTCTTCAAGCTGACTGGATCGATATATGAGAGAACCAGAGGAAGTCCTTTTGAGTAGTTTCTTATCATGAAAATCGTATCCGAAGATACAGGCGTGAAAGTGAGGTCTGCCGAAACGGCTGCCGTACTCTCCAGCCATGTAGTAACGTAATCTTGCAGGGGCAATGGCTTTCCTGAATCTTTTAAGGAACTTTTGAAAGTCGGTGTGATCAAGGGATCTACTTTTGAGATTTTCTTCATTGTATGTGAGGGTTATAAAACAATTTTTTTCGTGCAACTGGGCTTCGTGCATACAACGTATAGCCCATTGACGAGATTTTTCAAGCCTGCAGCC